GTTCTGGGTTGTTAGCAAGTGTTATAAATCCACCTAAAATATTTCCTAATAAACTTAAGAAAATAGTTCCATTTTCAGCAGCGTCAGCAAAGAATTGTTTTATTGGTTGTCCATCAATAGTTTCTAATTCTTCAAATTTCTTTGTCACATCTTTGAGATAGTCAAGGAATATCTGACCACCACTACCAGGCCCTACGTTGGCAGAAATTAGATTTCCTAAACCACGGAAAGTATTACCAAAAATAGTTCCTAAATCTTTAAGAATTCCTCTAGCAATTTCAAACTTTTCTGACAATTTGCCAGTTGACTCTTGTAGTTTTAGTGATTCTCTGTAAGCAGCAGTTTTTACTGCTAAAAACTTAGCAAACTCTTCTGTAAGTGGTCTAGCAGCATCTAGAAGAATTAAAAATATCTCATACACATTTGAAAGAGCATCGCCCAAGTCAAGAAGGACTTTGTCGTTTGACTTCCAAATTCTTTCTAATCTTGCTAGATTTTCTTCTGAAGTTATTGTCTCTGAAAATTCTTTAGCAACATCAGCAAGAACTTTTCCAGTTCCCTCAAGTAGTGGCTTGAGTCTAGGGAAAAGATTGTCTATTAGGTTTTGTAAAGCCTCTTCAAGGCCAGGAAAAAGTCCTTTAGCAGCAGCATCACGAAGTTCTTTGATTGCAGGATTTAGTGTATTGACTACAAACTTAGCAAATTTTTGTGCTTCTGCTGATAAATCAGAAAGAGCATCTGCGTATGCGTCAGCAGCACCACCACCATTTTTAAGGTCTTCTATAGCCTCTTTGGCATCATCTCTAGCCTCGGTAGCAGCAAGGATTGCACGAGCACCTTGTAATCTTGTTTCTTTTAGATTGGCTTCAGCGTCTTCTACACCCTTTAGCGCTTCTATAACATTGTCTTGCCCATCAATAAGAGCCTCTGGACCCTTCTTGGCAAGTTCAGCATTCTTTGCTTCTTCTGTCTTAAGGTCGTTGTTTCTATCAATAGCACGACGGTAATTTAGGTCCGCTTGAGCAAATGCAAGTTCTGCTTCTTTACGAGCACGAGAGTTAGGTGGAAGGTCAGATACACGAGCAAGTTCTTCACGAGCCTTTTCTAACTCAAGAGCAGCCTTCTGCTCAGCAATAGCAGCATCTTCTGAATCAAAACCAAGTTGCTGTAAATCTTCAATTGCTTGCTGACGAGCCTCAGATAGCGCTTTTTCTGCTTCTGTTAATTGTTTTTTGGATTCTTTTTCTCGTTTAGCAGCATCTTCTTCAGTTTCTGCCAAAGACCTACGAGCACGTTCTAGAGCCTTTTGTGCTTTTTCTAGTGCCTTAGCATTAGAAACTCCACTCTTCGTGGCTTTGGTACCTGCTTGAATTGCTTTTCCAACACCCATAAAAGCAAGTTTTGCTGTTATAGCAGCCTGACCAAGTGCTGTAAATGCTTGAGCGGCAACTGCTAGTGCTGGTAAAAGAGAACCACCTATTACTGATGCTAAAGATATAAACCCTGTAGCAAGTACTCCAATAATTCCACCAATACCAACAAATACAGGACCTAGAACATAACCAATCCTGATTAAACTACTTAATCTTTCTCTTGCTTGTAGCGCTGATTTTTGGAATGCACTGCTAAATAAACCTCTTTCAGCATCTCTTCCAAAACCTCTTCTAAAAGAGCGACCTACGTTTCCACCAGCGTCTTCTCCAACTCGGTCTAAACCGTTGAAAGCATTTCTAATATCTCTTTCAACTCCGGCTGTGATGGCACGGACAACTACATATGCATCACCTACAACATTTGCCACAAGCCATCACCTCCTAATGTTTAGCCGAGTGGAGCGTCAATATTCTTTCCAAAAGGCATAGGCGCTTCTGGATTGAAGTTTGTTGGTGGAATATAAGGTTTAGCGGTTGCCTTTTTAGGGTCAAATGGCTTTACATCGCTGTAATCAACACTAGGCTCTAAAGGAGGCTCTATAGAGAAATCTTCTTCTCCATAGTTAAGAGTTCTGTTGTAAAACTCTTTGTACATGACTTTTCTTATTCTTGTTCTTGCGTCAACTTGTTCTTTGCTAACAGCGTTTGAGTAATCTTCCTCAAGCAGCACATGGAGAACGTCTAACATTTCTGACATCTCCATTTCTGCTAATCGTAGGCCGCTCATTAGCGCTTTCCCGTTGACATAAGGCCAGAGGTCTACTGCCCACTCTGCGATTGCTCTGGCCCCTGTTGAGGGCGGCCTGAGTACTGTTCTACTAGCCAAGCAGTAATTTGTCCTAGCATTTCAACAGTTACAATCTTTTCTGGGTCTTCAAGAAGTTTTTGAAATCTTGTATAAGACTCAACTAGCAAAGCCTTCTCAAAGAAATCAGTAATTAGTGAAGCAGCAACGCTTTCATTTGCGTCAGAAGCAGTATTGACCATATCAAGCAGCACTTTTCCCTGTAGTGCTGGATTGCAGTGGAATTCTTCATCATAAAGTTTGAAAGACAAAGGCGCTGAGTTTTGTGGTCCAGTGCCGAAGTCCTTAAATCTTCCTGTAGTCATTGATTTTTCCTCGTTTCTCTTTTGTCGTTTTACTGCAATTTACAGTAAATTATCTCACTAAACTTAGGTTGTCAGTAAGATAACGATTTGGTTTTGTTCCAGGATGCATCACGGTGTGGGCGAAAATCAATCTTCCACGGTTTACAAAGCGCAGCACTGGTGCTCTTTTAGCAGCAATTAAGTGTGGCTTGCTTCCCTCGTGATGTACTAAAGCGTAATTCAAGTGAGAGCCAATTCTTACAAACTGACCTCTTGAATCTCTCAGATGGCGCATATGTATGGAGTTTCTAAGTGCTCCAGTCCTAACGCCAACCTGGGCTTTGGCAGCAATAGTTACAAGTCTGCCTTTCTTTGCTAAATATCTTCCAACAGAACCGCTTGGATTATTTAGTAAGAAATCTAATTCTGCTCTACGAATAACAACATAAGAAGCCATTTTATGGAACCGCCATTGTTATTGTTAGCATTGCTGTTTGGTATCCGCCCTCAGGAGTTTGTACTTCTACAGTAGCAATAACTCCAAGACCAAAACTTGCTTCTTCCCAAGCATCTAGTTGGGCTGCGCTCTCTAAAAGAATCCAAGCATCATATGCTCCAATTTCAGCATAACTTTCAATATTGTCTGCTGATGGAGGTCTTCCATTTTGTCCTACAACAGGAACTTGACGAGACACAGAAACATTCAATGTGGCACTTCGTGGGTCGCTACAACGTCGTGGTTGTGTTGCTTCATCACCTGGAGCACCTACATACATTTGAACAAAAGAAACAACTACTTGCTCGCAGTCAACTGCTGGCACTCCCATAGTCCAATATTGACGAGATGGAAGTGGCATACTGTAAGAAGCGTATGCAGCAACAACTCTATCTAATACTTCCTGCATTAGATTGGCAAGATTTTTAGCATCAGAATCAACTGCTGCTTTATTGATTGGTGTCACCATTTGTCTCTCGTCTCTCTTTCAGTCTAATACTACAGTGTGTAGATAGGTTCTACCCGTGTTCCAAGTTGGAAAGAAATATTTGCTGAAAGCAAATTAATTACTTCATCAACCTCTGGATTACCTAGGCTTGGACGAGTGCAATAAATATCGTATTGACCAGGCTCTCTTGGTCCAAGAATTGCCAAAAGTTCATCATAATCTACTGTTACAGTAATTTTTTCAGTTGCACGATTTAGAACTGCTGCCCCAGTAAGAGTTTCTGTTTTAGAAGTTGTGTAGTCAGAAACTGTCATTGAAACTTCCCAAGCATTGTCTTCAAGCAAAAATTCTCCATTGATTTCATCAAGATAAAGAACAACTTCGCCACCTGTAGGTAAAACTTTCAAATCAAATGCTGTTTCAGTAAATAAATAAGGCTTAGGAGTAATACGACGAGCCTTTGGAACATCTGGAGTAAATACACGAGCGCGAGCACGAGCATTGTCTGGATTGGTAGTTTTCAAAAATAAATCTACAGCATATAATCCAGTACGTCCTTCAGCAATAAAATCTTGATTGTCAAGAATTGTGTAAGAAACGCCTTGACGAGATACGGAAGTTACACGCTGAGGAAGGGCGCAACTATCATCACCTTCATATAACTTTATTAGTTCAGTTGCTAAAAGACGAGCAGCATTTTTTCCAGCAACTGGTGGAGGAGTGCCGTAGGTATATGTAATCTCAACATTAGAAGGAGTCCATGTGGCTCCAGAAGTTGCTAGTACTGTTGAATGCTCAACTAAGTAATACTGAGTTGGGTCAATTACATTTCCATCAATATCTCTAATAGTATGGATTTTTACAACTTTGCGACCACGCAAGCGAATGCGTGTATTTGATGAAGTTCCATCACCCATGTAATCATCATCGCCATAAAGACCACTTCCACCGATACGAAGGTTTCTAACTTCACCTTCAATAAGAGTAGGAGAGTAAGTAAGAACAGAAGCACCAGCACGAAGATAAGGGTCGTAGACAGAAACATAGCGTTCTGTGACTGTAGTTGTGCCGCTGTATTTACGACCAGACATGGCCCACAAAAGATAAGAAGCAGTCTTTACTGCGTCATATGCGTAATCTGAATCAGCGTAGGTTCCTAAGTCTTCTACGTTTGTCCATAAATTACTCATGTTCTCACCTTTCTAACTTAATACAAAAGGCGGGCGACACAGTGTGTGTCTTTCAACACGACTGACACGTCGCCCGCCCTTCAGTACTAAATTACTCTGTTGGGTCCTCTGTTGACGCAATGATGAAGTCAATATCCTCATCTGCGTTGTAGTTCTCGTTACCAGGTACGTTGTAAGTGGTAGTTGAACCTTGAGTATCAAAG